CTATACTAATTGTTTTTAAACTACTCGCATCTCCTGTTGGTGTCACAGGTATCTCATGTTGATGCTGACCTACCACACCAGGTGGGTTTACTAATACTACGTCAGCACATACCTTATGATAAGGTGACTGTGGATGGAACATAATTCCAGCCTTCATTAATTCTCCACAATTTTTTAATCTGGCTATCTCAAAATCTAATCTTTTATTTGCTGTCGCTTGGTTGACATTATTGATTACTGCTTGTGCTGCTTCTTGACATTGCACCTGTAATTTTTTATTCAAAGGGAATGAAAAGGTTGCAGAGAATCCTAGGTTTATGTTTTGGTTACTCTTCTGCCCTGTGCGAGTCGGGATATAATAAAGGATCTCACCAGGAGAATCAGGGATACCATCATCATTATTGTCAGCGTTATTATATACGGGATCATCAAACCATAATTCTGTAGGATCTTGCCAAGTTCCAGTTCTTGTGACATAGGGAGTAAAATTTGCGGTAGGACCTTGACATTGTACACCACCTCCGTAGGTGTTAGTAATATAAGGACCTTGTAAAACTTGTATTGCCTGGTTGGTTACGGAGCCAGAAGAGTTGGCAACAGGGTTTGCTGTTGCAGATACACCACCTACGTCTGTTGCCATAACGGGAGTTATGTTACCAAAACCTACCGCTATTGCGAGAAGATACTTGTGGATGTGGTGACCGATTGTATGGTTTGTTCTCTTTGTATTATGGTATGCGTCTGAAGACCTGGACCTGTGTAATGTTCTGTAAATTGGAAGGGATCTCCCACTGTCACTTGAGACCAGTTCGGTTTGTTGGCGGTGTCTAGACCTGTCCATGATGAAGTCACTCCATTCAGTGTATTAGATTGTTCAGTACCAGCATCGGGTGACATGCTAGTTCCATCGTGTTGAACATTTGTACCACTGACCGAATATGTCCAGCCAGTCGAATAGTCCATAGAATTAATGGTCTCCGTGATCGTCGATGTCGTTTCCGTCGTAGAAGTCATCGAGCCTTGTGTAAAATTAGGCACCACGGGGACTGCACTAGCAGGTGATGCTAGACAAAGTAATAGTAAGAAGGGTATTCTTCTTACCATAACTCTTATTGTATTGATAGTTCAGTCACATGCTGTCCAGTTGCCACAGTACCTGCACCACCAGCTGTTATTGTCATAACACCTGCAGATGTAATTGTACCTGCTAAATCACCAGCAGTTCCAGCAGCAGTTGAGACCTGATCTGAGAAGTTACCTACCTGTCCTACTGTTGGAGCAGATTGTGATACTGCATCACCTTGAACGTATGTAGCCGAGTAGCTGAACGCTGCACCTGGTACGTCCTGAGTCGCTGCGATTGTACCTGGTGACATGACACCTGATGTGATAGTGCCTGCTGATACAGTATTCACAGTAGTACCGTCAGTTGTATCAACTCCATTACCAGAAACTGACCAAGAGCTTCCGATTCTTTCAACCTGTGTTGCTGCAGCATTGACCTGAAGTTGCACACTGCTGCTCAACTTATGGGTAATATCTGCTCTAACAGGGAGTCCTATAGATAATAATGTAAAGACAAATAATAGTCTTTTCATGGATTTATATCCTATAGTATGCTAGCCTATTTAGTGATTGAGTTTTTGTCACACATGATACAAGTTATAGACAACTTCTTGAGTCCTGATCAACATAAAAAACTATCAAATTTTTTATTGAAGGATGGTCTTTGTGAGTGGAAGTTTAATGATAGAAAGGTATCTACCAAAAAGAATGACGACAATAGTGATTATCAATTCACTCACCTCTTCTATACTTTTCACTCTCTTACTGGTTCTCCAAGGCACGTTACATCAAAACAAATAGACATCTTATTACCATTATTAAATAATATAAAATTTATATCTCTTCATAGAATCAAAGCAAATCTTGAACCTATAAAACCTCAGAGAACATATAGTCAGTTTCATTACGACATACAGATGGAAGGTAAACCTGTTCCGTTTATGACTACTGGTATATACTATGTGAATAGCAATGATGGGTACACCGAGTTTGAGACTGGTGACAAAGTAAAGAGTGTGGCAAATAGGTTTGTAAAATTTTCGTCAGACATCAAACACAGAGGTGTGTCTCAGGTTGACACTAAAGTAAGGTGTGTGCTAAACTTGAACTACTTTGAATTTCCACAATGATGGCATCCGATAATATGCGTATCTTTCTTGATACAGCAGACACAGATATAATTAGAAAACATTTTGCAACTGGTCTTATAGATGGCATAACCACAAACCCATCACTTATAATGAAGAGTGGAAGACATCCAGAGGATGTATATCAAGAGCTCAAAGACATGGGAATAAATGATATTAGTATGGAGGTGATGGGTGATTCATCTAATATGATAGTTGAAGGAAGAAGACTAGCATCAAAGTTCGGTAAGTGTGCAACCATCAAGGTGCCATGTACATATGATGGTTTGATAGCATGCAGACAACTAGCAAAAGAACTTATTCCTGTGAATGTAACACTTATATTTGATGTGGCACAAGCAATACTGGCAGCAAAAGCAGGTGCAACATATGTATCACCATTTGTGGGGAGATTAGATGATAATTCTATAGCAGGTTTGAACTTGATAAAAGATATAGATGACGTGTTCAGAGTGCAATGTATACATAGAACTAGAATACTATCAGCGTCAATAAGGTACGTAAATAGTGTGTCTCAATCCTTCGCTCATGGTGCTGACATTGTAACGATGCCACCTTCAGTGTTTGAGAAAATGTACAAGCATGTCCTTACAGATAAAGGACTAGAGATCTTTGACAATGATTGGAAAGAAGTTCAACCTTTACTTGAAAAGCAAGAGACACCTCGCCAAGAGTAAGGAGACATGGGGTAGGCACTGTGTCTTTGCATTCTTTGCAGGTGTCAAATTAATATACTCTGGTATCGCTAGTATAATTCATGGTCTTGTCCCTGCTTTCTTTGAAGGCACAGCAGCAATAACAATTATAAAGTTGTATCATAGAAGATTAGTAAATCATCCTAACCCTGATTATGCAAAGTACATTGATAACGAGAGAAATATTAAATAAAAACATAAAGTTTTATGATATAATGAATGATCGTATTCTTGACTACGATTATTTGTGTAAAGATATTGATAGATTCAAAAATATATTACAAGATCAAGGGGCAGAAGTAGGACAAACTGTATTCAATTTTTATAAAGACATAAGATTGTTATCATCATTTATAGCGTGTTCTGAACTTGGATTGATTACGTGTGTGGTAGATATAGCGATGTCAACTGCTGATCTCTATTATAAAAATGGACACATAGATGCAAAAAATAAATCTATCTCACCAATAAATTTTGTTCTTCATGATGAAATAAAACTACGGAGAGGAAGATCTAAAACTAAAATGTATGATGAACTTGCAGAGACTGTCATTAATTACAATGAAGATTATAATTGTTCCTATAACGATACTATAAATGCAACTAATGATTCTGTCTTGATGATGTGTTGTAGCAGTGGCACCACTGGCACACCCAAATCTATAAGTCACACACACTCATTCATGTATGAATTAGGAAAAAGAAATTCAAAAGATTTTTATGGTGGTGTCATGTATACAAGATTATTTCATCATGGAAGTAGTTTTGCAACCTTCTTTTTACCTGCATTGATGGGAGAGAGAGTAGAGAGAATCTATATTAATATCAATTTATTTTTGCAAGATGTCAGGAACGACATAGCAGAAAAAGATTTTCTTAAAGATGTAGACCATATACAATTTCCATATACAGATGATGTAATCGCATGGAGAAAACAAACCTCTACAAAGTACCCTCGTCTCAACATATATACTCTTGCTAAAATTGATAAGGAATGGAAAAATGATATAGGAGTATGTTACAAGGATATTATTAGTTTGTTTGGTAGCAGTGAAACCAGTGGACCTATACTGATACAAAAACTAAGTGATGAAAAATTTGAGAGTGATAGATTTATAGATCCTGATGGTTGGTATGAACCTAAAATAATTGACGGTAGATTGAATCTTACAGGCGATAGGTTTGAGCGTAATGATGATGGATCTTTCAAGTTTTTAGGTAGAGATGACATAGTGACTGTGCAAGGTCAAGAAATAAGTTTGAAAGAAATAAATGATCAAGCAAGAAGTATTATAGGGTTCTCACATGTCACAATAGATACAAGGGAACAAAAAATATATTTGTGTATATGGTGTGACAATGAGGGCAAACACACTCACGTCAATCTGACAAAAAATATTGAGAAATTCAAATCAATTTACAACCTAGATATATCACATAAAATAATGGATTATGGTATGTTTATGTGTGGTATAAAAATGGATAATGAAGCGATCAGAGATCATTTTAGATTGACTTAGATAAAACAATGTTATATAATAGGTGAATGGATGTTGTTATGAATGAGAAGGAAAGAAGACCTTGGGGATGGTTTCAAGTCCTTGATAGAGGTGAAGACTACTGTGTGAAAAAAATATATGTAGAACCAGAGATGAGACTCTCTCTACAGTTTCATCGGTATCGTACAGAAGATTGGATTGTTGTGAGTGGGAGTGGTCTTGTCACCCAAGGTAATTGTGAAACAGAATGTTATAGAGGTGATAAATTTTTTATTGGTATTGAAATGAGACATAGAATAACAGCAGGGAAAAAGGGTATAACTATTATTGAAGTACAACGTGGAGATTGTAAGGAGGATGACATTGTGAGATTACAAGACGATTACAATCGTGTCGATCATTTTTCATGGGGGCATTACTAAATGTATCTTGTAACTGGTGGTGCAGGTTTTATTGGTAGCAATTTCCTTCATTACATTTCAAATGATACTGACCTGATAGAACCTGTTGTTGTCATAGACAACCTATCCTATGCTGCTGATCAAAAATTTATTCCTGACACAGATCAATTCATATTTGAATGGTGTGACATCTCAAATGAGAGAAATGTAAATTATATTTTTGAGAAATATAAACCAAGAAAAGTATTTCACTTTGCTGCTGAGAGTCATGTCGATAGGTCTATAAAAAACTATAGACCATTCTTAGAATCAAATGTGATTGGTACTATCAATCTATTGAATGCCAGTCTCAAAGCAGAGATAGAAAAGTTTCATCACATCTCTACTGATGAGGTGTATGGTTCATTAGAATACTGGGACAAAATTTTATTCAAGGAGACGACACCCTATGACCCAAGAAATCCCTACTCGGCAAGTAAAGCAGCGTCTGACTATTTTGTCAAGTCGTGGCATAACACTTATGGTTTACCTTATCTTATTACTAACTGCAGTAACAACTATGGTCCTCATCA